GTGCTTGCGTATAAAGGAGATAAATTTACTTCTTCAATTGATGTTGGATTTTCAATGAATTGCCCCCAATCACTAACTGGAACAAATAATTCATAATCATTATCAAATAACTCGTCAATCGGAT